TTTGTGTAATTACATTTGTCCCCAAGTTTGTACCCAATCCCCCACCAACTCTGTATTGAACGAATAGTGTTGAATTAGGTGTAAGAGCCGATCCCAAAGATATATTATTTGAATATCTTTGTATATCTAAGGTAGCACCTAAGGTTGTAAACTGATCAAGAGCATCTTGAGCGGTATTTGTTCCACCTCCAAATGTGAGTTTTTTAAATCCTTCAGGAGTATATTCACTTATAAATCTATTAGAAGTTTGAATATATCTACCTACTTTAATACCAGGTTGATCTGAAACTTTAGTTGGATCTTCGATGAAAACTCTATCTTCAGCTAATGCATCGACTTCATACCATTTATTAGACAAACCTAAAAATTCAGCTGTAGTTGGCAAATTAGTATACTCAGTTCCACTCTTTAATAAAACACTCGTAATTCCCAAAACATTTTTCTCAGGTAAGAATAGTTCGAAGAATGGTTTTACATCATTTGGAGTAATGACTCTTTTGAATACTTTGGTAACACCGTTTACAACTAATTCTCTTTTGGTAATTGTGTAGTTAACTAAAACATTATTAGCGTTGAAGTTAGGTATTTTTAATCTATTTGGGAAACCTTGAGCGTTGTAAGGAGATGTGAAATCTATATCATATACATTCTCAAATACAATTCCCGCTCCAGTGACTTGAGATCCTCTTGCTAAAATTCCAAGGTATCGTTCGTCTTCTTTGTCTCCGAACGCCGGGACTGTGATTGAAAAGTCAACCAAAGATACCGATGGTCTTTGGCCAGGAAGTTTCAAACCATAAGTTCTTGCTATATTATATATTGAAGATCTTTGTTGCGCGTATTGAAGAACCGTTTCTTGAATACTTCGATCAATGTGGTAGTGTAAGTTATCAGCAACCGCGGCATTCAAATCTAAGAACACAGAAAATACTGAAGCGTCATTGAAATCTCTAGTGGTATATGATATTTTACGATTAGCCATTTATATTAAATATTTATAATAACAAAATCACTTTGAGCAAAAGAACTTCTATTGTTCGCGTAATCTATTCTAATTTTTGCAGTATACTCAGATGTCCCTTTTCCTGGAAATCTATAAACTGGCGATTCACTTGTCCCTACAGTATTTTCACCCAACATTGTATCAACCTCTAATTCAGGATCAGCTGGTGTAATAGATATTTGATTTAATAATAAGTTTGGCATGAAGGTTTCAACCGCGTCTCTAATATCCGATTGTATAGCGTCAAATGTCAAACCATCAAATGGTTCAAAAATAAATTCATACAATCTAGTACCAAACTCAGGTAAATAATATCTACTTCCCTTTCTAGTTAATAATAAATGTATTAAATCCGATTTGATTTGTTGGGACTCAAATTCTGTGAGTTCCAAATAATCCCCACGTCGAGAATCCCGAAATGGGAAATTTAATCCATATGTAACTCCGTTCGCCATAAAGATAAATATACTTCGATTAGTTTCCTTATAAATAGCCCAAAATAAAAAATCCCAACATAAGTTGGGATTTAAATTGTTTTAAGATGAACATCCAAAACATTCAATTTCGATACCTTCAGGTTTTGGTGGTAAATTCATACTACTATAATCTACTTTAGGTACTTCTTGTTGAGGTTTTGGTTTTTGAATTTTTGAAATGTCAACCGCCAAATGTTTCGCTCCTGTCGATATTGCCTTTGTTCTTACATAGTAACACAAAGTTTTCAATCCTTTTTCCCAAGAGTGGAAGTGTGAAGAAGTAATCTTTGACAATGTTGGATTCGGCATATAAATGTTCATAGATTGAGATTGATCAATAAATGGTGCTCTGTCTGCCGCCATGTTAATCAATTCTTTCTGTGAAATCTCCCAAATAGTTTTATATTTTGGAATCAAGTGTTCAATTCTTTTAACTTTTTTGTTGTAGTTTTTATCCTCAACATCAAGATATTGATTAAAGTTAATGTTTTGAATTGATCCTTCATTCAAAATAATTTCATTTTTCAAATCCTCAGACCAAATACCAATTTTCTCAAAGTCAGTAATCAAGTATTTGTTTACAATCATAATTTCACCACCTACAACACGTCTATTAAATAACGCAGAGTGTGCTGGTTCGGTCATTTCGAATGAACCTGTAATCTTAGCTGATGACGCAACTGGCATCTGAGCGGTGAATAATGAATTGCAAACACCATATTCTTGAACATCTTTTTTTAATGTTTCCCAATCCAAGAACAAATCAGAGTCATTAAGACCCCACATATCAAATTGGAAAATACCTTTTGACATTGGAGAACCTTTGAAGAACTCATAAGGTTTTCTGATACCTTTCTTACACAATTCATTACTCTCAGTAACTGCCGCGAAATAAATTGCCTCGAAGATATTCTTATTCAACGTTTTGGCTTCATCCGAAGTGAAAACGTAATCCAAAAGACAAAACACATCCGCTAATCCTTGAACACCAATTCCGATTGCTCGTTGTTCAAGACCACCCTTAAGGCCCTTTTCTGTAGAATAATTGTTTTTATCAATAACATTATTCAATGCTCTTACAGCCTTTCTTACTTCTTGGATTAGAAGGTTATAATCAAACTTACCGTCAACAATAAAGTTTTTCAACACAATTGAAGATAGGGTACAAATTGCAGTAGTCTTTTCGTCAGTGTACTGATAAATTTCATTACATAGGTTAGATTGCTTAATCACACCAATGTTTTGATGGTTTGTTTTCTTATTCGCACTATCCTTAGCACACAAGTAAGGAACACCCGTCTCAATTTGAGATTCAATTACCTTACTCCATACCTCTTGTGCCTTCACTTTACGACCAATACCCAAGTCAACAGCCTTACGATAGTTTTGTTCATACTCTTCACCATAACACTCTTGTAAAGGTTTGATACCAGCTTTGATAATATCATTTGGACAGAACAAATACCAATCTTCATTGTTTTTTACCGCTCTCATGAAATTATCAGGAATCCAAAGTGCGGTAAATAAATCTCTTGCCCTCAATTCTTCAGCACCTGTATTCTTTTTGATATCCAATAAATCGAAAATATCTTTGTGCCATGGTTCCAAGTATATCGCAGCACTACCAGGTCTTCTTCCTTGTTGGTTGAAGAACCTTAAAGATTCGTTTACAATCTTAAGATATTTTAACAATCCACCAGCAAAACCACCAGATGATTTGATTCTACTTTCTTTACTTCTGATGTTTGACATAGACAATCCAATACCCGCAGCATCTGAAGAATATGTTGAAATATCATTCAAGGTTTTTAATAATCCTTCTCTTGAATCTGAATTATTATAATGTAATACACAAGAAGCAAGTTGAGGGACTTTGGTTCCTGCGTTAATCATTATTGGAGTCGCCTTAGAAATTCTTTGACTTGATAATGAATGATAATACTCTACCGCCTCTTCAAATGAATTGGTTACCCACAACGCCACTCTCATGTACATATGTTGTGGTCTTTCAATTGTTCTTCCTTCAGGTGTCTTCAACAAATACATTTCTTGTAAAGACCTCCATCCAAAGTAATCAAAATTATAATCATTCTCATGATTGATTACCTCATCAATCTTAGACGGACCATACTTTTCGGCGATATACATTAGTTCATCATGAACGACACCATCAACATGAAGAGCATGCATCACGTTATAAAAACTTGGGGAAGTTTCTTTATGATACGATGAAATAGCAACTGATGCTGCAAGTCTCGAATAATCATAATGACTGCCAGTATATGCCGCTGCAATCTCATAAACAAGTTTGTCTAACTCTTTTGTTGTTATATTACCTTCAGTTGGTACTGATGTAATCACCTTAATGAAAATCTCATCAGAGTTTACAGTTAAACCTTTTGCAGCTCGTTTAATTCTATTATAAATTTTTTGAGGATTGAATGCAACATCATCCCCGTTTCTCTTTTTAATTTTTAATGACATCATAGGTATAAAAGTATTAAATTAAAAATCAGAATCAAATGATAATTCTTCGTTTAGTTTAGCCTTCTGGTATTCCATAGTTCTAGACTCAAAAAAGTTACCTTTTGTCTCAACCGCAATTTGTTCCATAAATTTAAATGGTTGTTCTACATTGAACTCTTTTTTACATTCAAACTTAACCAACAACTGGTCAGTGACGAATTCCAAATATTGTTTCATGAGGTTAGAGTTCATACCGATAAGTGAAACTGGTAGTGATTCAGTGATGAATTCTTTTTCAATCTCCAAAGCGGACAATAGAATTTCTTTAATTCTTTTTTCAGATGGTTTGTTTTCCAAATGATTGTTCACCAAGTGAATTGCGAAGTCGCAGTGAAGGTTTTCATCTTTGAAAATTAAACTGTTAGCATTACACAATCCTTGCATAATACCTCTTGATTTCAACCAAAAGATTGAACAAAATGATCCTGAGAAAAATATACCTTCTACCGCGGCAAATGCAACGAGTCTTTCTTGGAAAGTAGAGTTCTTGATCCAATCCAAAGCCCATTTAGCTTTCTTTTGAACCGCAGGCAGATTATCCAAAGCCGTGAAACAAAGTTGTTTTTCTTTCTCGTTAGAGATATAGGTATCAATCAACAAGGAATACATCAAACTGTGAATGTTTTCCATCATCAATTGAAATCCATAGAAAAACTTTGCTTCAGGGTATTGAACTTCTTTGACAAAATTCTCAGCTAGGTTTTCATTCACAATACCATCAGAGGCGGCAAAGAATGAAAGGATGTTTTTAATAAAATATTGTTCGTTTTCTGTCAAGTTGTTCCAATCCCTGATATCATTAGTCAAGTCGACTTCTTCTGCAGTCCAGAATGCCGCTTGGTGAGATTTATAAAACTCCCAAATATCGTTATGCTCAATAGGGAATATGACAAATCGATTAGGATTTTCTGTTAAAATTTTTTCCATAAGTAATTGTATTTTATAATTGTTGTTTTTGTTGTGACTCTTTTCTCCATCAACTCTTTTACCCTGTCTCTTTTTTTCTCTTCTTGTTGTTCTTCGAATCCTAAGAATGTCACAGAGCTTTCTGTATCAATTTCAAGTAATTCGTTGTTGAACTTACAATTTTCGAAAACAACTCCGTCTTTTCCAAGACGAGACTTTGTGATTGCGATAGTCGCTAGATTCATTTCTTTCTGTTGAAGAGTTTTAGCTACTGTAATGATTACGTGTCCAACTTGAGCTTTCTTAATTGATCCACCCATTTGGTCTGTAGTTACTACTTCAGAAGAAATACTACTTCGGTTACCTTGAGTTGCTGTCCATCCGACTAAATTTAGTTCGTGACACATAGCCTCAAAACCTCTCATAACAGACCCTTCAGCTTTCCACTCATCTTTCGATGATGACTCAGGTAAAACACAATCAATATAGTCTAACATAACCATATCGATTTTTGTTCCGTCAGCAATCAACTTCCTAACTTGGTTTTTGATTTGGTTCATCGTCATAGTATCCGAAGCTAACTTTTTGAGAACAAGTTTGTTTTTCATTGTTTCTTGAATCTCAGTAATTTTACCCATCACTTCTTCTTTATGATTCGCCAATTCGTCAGGTGGAATACCTGTCCAAATTGTAAAATGTTTACGTTGAACTATCTTAGGGTTGTCTTCGAAAAATATTTGTAAGACATTATATCCCATATTGAATGCCGTATTAGCGATTTTAGTTAGTATTGTTGTTTTACCAACACCAGTTGGTGCAAGTATAACTCCAATTTCTCCTTTAGCTAATCCACCCTTCAACAATTTGTCAATACCAGGTATTCCCATAGGTATTGGATGTCTATAGTCCTCATCCAAAACTGTATCCAAATCAGAGAAAATATCAGACTGTCCTTTTTCGATTTCTCCAACTTGTAACGCTTCTCGAACTAAACCTTCAACTTTGTCGTAAGATTCGAAATCACCTTGGGTGATTATCTTCTGAGCCTTGTCCATCGCCTTTTGAAGTTCTTGTTGTTTACAAAACTTCAAAGCTTTTTCCTGAACAAATTGAGTCCCCTCAAACGGAGCGTCTTTAACTTGTTTAAGGGTGTCTAATACAATTTTTACAACCAGTTCTTGAGAAACTTCAGACTTAACAATTTGTTCGAGAGTATCGAAATTTGGAGTGGACTCATACTTTACATAGTATTCTTTGATCATTTGAAGAATGATCTTGAAATACTTGTTATCAAAATAATTCGCTTCAATAACATCCATTATTGAAGAAGAAAAATCTTTATCTACCACAATCTGATTCAATAACTGAATCTGGAATGTGTTCCCCAAATAATCGAAATTTTTGTTCATGTTGTCGTAATATGCCCCTTAGTATTATTAAATATTCACTTACTTAGATCAAGATCCAAATATTTGAAACTTAATGATTGGGATGAAAAAATGTCAGTAAGATCTCGTAAGATATCTTTCAAGAATGGACGTACGTCCACAGTATACCTCACTTTTGGTGGGAAAAATTTTCCATCAAAAATTCTGTGACAAATTGTCGTGTCACCATTTTTGATTAAAATATTAAAAATTTCAGGACCGTCAGTATATGAAGTATCCATAATCGACGCATCATGCATGATAGATTCACTGTTGTCTGTCATGTAGATTACAGTTTTCATTTTTAGGTGATATTGCAAATCTCGCGCAATCTCCTCAACTAAATAATAAAGGTCAACTGAATTTTTTGCTTTAGGGTTATAACCCCTAACATTGAAAAATCTTTGAACTACAATGTTGTCATTGAGAGTTAATAGAAATTCCATTTTTGTACTGTCTTGTTCTTTCATAGAAGGAATTATTTTTTGTTTGTGTTTCTTTTTTCTTTTCGTGTAAGTTTCATAAATGGTCGGAGGAAATTTACCCAAGCCTCATCGTTCTTGGGTAGGTACTTGAAGAGTCCGTCCTCCATCATCATTCTCATCAAGTTTTTATATCCACGGTCTGTGGGGTCTATTGTGTCTGTATGAATTTGTTCTACCAATTCTTTTCCTTCTTC